AATTTACCGAACAAGAAATTAATTTTGAACAACAACAAGATTTACAAAGACTGAATTTACAAGAAAAAGGATTTAAAACTATTTCAATTAAATTTAAGGATATTGAAAAACATATTGTCCAAAAAGCTATTAACATAAAAGCAAAACAAGAAAATTCATTGTTTCAATTTGAAAATTTAAAAGAAGAATTAGAAATTGAAAGTATGGAAGATTTGCAAAATGATAAACTTGCAGACTTTGATGTAAAAATTATTGTCAGTAAAAACACAAGCTATGATGATATTGATAATAGCGACAAGTTAGGTGTAGTGATGAAGCTTTTAGACAATATTTTTGCAGAATTAAAAAAATAAAATTGTTCCAAAAATTGGAAGTGAATTTATTTTGATGATTTATAAAAAAATTTATATATAATAAAAAAAACTATGAAAACATATTTTGATTTTTTAAATGAGCGGGAATTTACTCAAAAAGAACGAGAAGAACTAGCAGATAAAGGTAAAGCATTGCCCGATGGGTCATTTCCAATAGAAAATAAAGAAGATTTAAAAAATGCTATTAAACTATGGGGTCTTGCTAAGGATCCTGAAAGAGCCAAACGATTTATTAAAAAAAGAGCAAAAGAATTAGGACTGGAAAGCGAATTACCAGAAGATTGGTAATTTCATTTTAAAAAATATTTATATATAGTACATGAAAACATTATTTGAAACATTAAATGAAAAATCCAAATCAATTTCGCAACAGCGACTGTTTGGTATTGCTTTGGCGGTTCGTCGTGGGGAATTGAGTAGGGACGAAGTAGAAGATGAGGTTTTAAAAATAGTAGATTCGGATATGACTGATAAACAGATTGAAGATTTTGCGGCCACCAAACATAAAGGGATACCTTATAAAGTAAAAAAAAAATAAATAAAAAATTATGATGTTTAATTCTGATTTTATATCATCATTTATTACAAAAGTTGATTTATTGCATAATAAGTTATTAGATGTAACGTCTACTAATGCAATACTTATAATACCATTAACGATAATAAATATATTTTTTTTTAATGTTAAATGGTATTTTATTATAATATTATCAGCTATCATTGTTGATATAATAACAGGCATAATTGCCGCAAAAAAACGTAATGAAAAGATATCGTCAAATAGATTTTTTGATAGTTTAATAAAAATAGGATATTATTTTATAATAATGTTATTATTATATTGTATTGATTATTTTGTTATCAAAGATACATTTTTATTAATTAATATATCAAGTATAATAATATTTATAAATGAATTGATGAGTATCGATGAGAATATATGTAATGTATTAGGACATAATACTGCATTAACTAAGTTATTTAAATTGGCAGAGAAGATATATTACAATTTTATAAAGAATTTCTTTAAAAATAAATTATAAAAAATGTTAAATTATTTTTATGATATTTTCTGTATATTAGAAAATAAAAAATCTTATAAAAATTATTATTTTAAAATTATTGCATTGCATATATTAGATGATATTGAAGGTGATGTAATAATAAAAATGGTAAATGGTAATAATATTAAATTACCAGGCAAGTCATTTGTTGCTGGTGGCATATATAATTATGTTATTAATAGTATAGAATTTACAAATCCAAATGATTTTGGTAAGATAATGGGTCTTGGTATATCAGAAAATATTTTATTTGATTAAATATGATTCATTTATAAAAAAATTTATATATATAGAAAGAAAAAAAAATATGAGTTCAAAAAAAGTAGTTCTTATTACAGAAAAATCTAATTATAAATTAGATGTAGTAGATAAGGATAATTATATATTGACAGGTATATTTGCTGTGTTAGATAAAACAAATGCTAATAATAGAATATATACAAAAGAAGAATATCTAAAACATTTGCCATATTTACAAGAAATGATATCTCGTAATAAATTAGTTGGTGAATTAGACCATCCAGAATCCTTTGATACTAAATTAAAAAATGCATCCCATATTATTGAAAAAATTTGGTATGATGAAAATACTAATACTATACGAGGTAAGATAAGATTATTAGATACCATACCAAATGGCATAAATGCAAGAAAATTAGTAGATGCTGGATTTCCTTTATCTATATCTTCTAGAGCGGCAGGTACTGTTCAAGAAAATAAAAAAGTAAAGATAGAACGCATATTCACATATGATTTAGTGGCTGATGGTGGATTTGGTAATGATGCTGAATTACAACGAGTCAATGAATCACTAGATTTTGATATTAATGATTATATAAGATATCCTGACTTGCCTAATCTTAATAGTGAATTAAATATAATAGATGAAAGCATTAATATCTTTGATGTATCTGATATATATAATGAAAATATTTTTAAAAATAATAATAACAATATGAATGATTATGTTACAAATAACGATATGGTTAAATATTCAGAATATTTAACTAGCAAATTAAGTGATTTGCAAGAATCTATTAATAATGTAAATAACAAATTTAATAGAACTTATAACACAAGTAAGATAAGTAATGATGATAATATTATTGAGTATCTAAATTATATTGCCGAAAATATTAATAGATTGGAAAAAACTATTGATAATACAAGAGATTTTATTAATAATGAGTTAGTAGAAAAACTTAATAAGCTTGGTAGTTTTATAGATGATGAACTTGTTAATGAAGTTAATAGAACACAAGACTTTATAGACAATGAGTTAGTAGAAAAACTTAATAAGCTTGGTAGTTTTATAGATGATGAACTTGTTAATGAAGTTAATAGAACACAAGACTTTGTAGACAATGAGTTAGTAGAAAAACTTAATAAGCTTGGTAATTATATAGATGATGAACTTGTTAATGAAGTTAATAGAACACAAGACTTTGTAGACAATGAGTTAGTAGAAAAACTTAATAAGCTTGGTAATTATATAGATGATGAACTTGTTAATGAAGTTAATAGAACACAAGATTTTATAGACAATGAGTTAGTAGAAAAACTTAATAAGCTTGGTAATTATATAGATGATGAACTTGTTAATGAGAATAATAGATTTAATATAGAAGATGGTCGTAATAAATATCGTAGAAAATCAAAATATTCTGAACAAACAATAAAAGAAGATATTTATAATAAATATAATGATATAGATAAATTAAATGAAAATATAGATAATCTAATAAATGCTATTCAAAAAGAAAAAATAGATAGGAGTATAATTAATAATAGTTATATTCCAAATTTATTAGATGAAACAAATAAGATAGAATATATGCGTACTGCAGACACCAAAAAAGAAAAGGTGGATATGGCATTTGATGATAATTATATCCAAAAAGTAAATGAAGCTATATCTTCATTTGACTTGAATGAAAAAACTATTGATGAAGATAAATATATCAAAAGAATGCCAGCGTCTGTTAAAAAACTATGGGAAAATGCTAGTCCTGATATTAAAGAATTAATTAGAAAGCAAAGTCGTTTTTATGTATTAAATACAGATGACCAAATTAGAAATTTCTGGGTGTCTAGATATGACTTGTTAAATAATAATTATAGCAAAAATCAACATATTAATGAATCAGTAAAAAATAATATCAATAATGATGATGTTAAATCTTCTGATATTGAATACAAAAATATGGTAGATAATGCTTTATCAGGATTAGATTATTTAAAAAAATAATTTTAAAAAAATGGGAATTTTAAACGAACAAAAAATTTATGAAGAATGGGCTCCCGGATTACAAGAAAAAACAGGTATATCAGATAAAAACAAACTAAGATGGTTAAGTGTGTATGCACATAATCATATGTTATATGAATCATATAATCCACTTAGTATAGCATACCCAATGATGGGTTTACAAAATGTGCCTGGCATGGGTAACGCAGTACCTGCAATGACTGGTAATGGCGGGATGGCCAATTTTTATGATAGGACAAAGGCTGGATCAGGTGATAAATTTCCTTCTACCTTGCCTATCGCAATACAAACAGCAGCACAAACACACGGATTTGATATAGTATCAACAATACCAATGTCAAACCCCACGATGTCTATTGTGTATATGGACTATGTATATAGTGGGGGTAAAATACCTTCAAATCCTACAGACCCTTATGCAGAAAATCCAATATTAATAAAAGCAAATTTAAAAGGTGATTATGTTGTCGGCAATGACTATGAAGCAAAAGATAATAATGGTAATACATTACATTTAATATATGTTGGAAAATCTCGTATAAATGCATATCCTATATTTAGGGTATTAAAACATAATGAAGTGGTCACCACAAAAGGAAATACTAATAGCCCTGTACAAATAACATCTAAAACAACACAAGGTATTACTATTGCTGATGTATTTAAAAATGATAATAGTAATACATTTACAATTAGTTGGGGTGATGGCGCAACTCCTGATGAAACAGAACCTACTAGAGGTGTTGATGTATCATTAGTTAGTGCATATGAAAATCATATACAAGGATTTTCAGGAGCAGGCCCTAATGATGATTATGATTGGAGTGGTAATTATGTTAATCCATTAGTGCCTTATAATCCTATGGATAGGGGTATTGGTGAGCAAACATATCCACGCACATTAGGATTGCAAACATTTAGTAAAATTGTTAATGCTGCTACCGTACAAGTGAATGCTGGTGTTACTATTGAACAAATACAAGATTTAGGTCGTCAATGGAACTATGATGTTGTATCAATGGTAAAGAATGCTTGTGTTAATGAATTATCACAAAGCATTAATAAACATATCTTATATAGAGCATTTGCATTAGGTTGGAGTAATCACAGTGAATTTTGTGAATCTGAAGGACAAAATCTTAACTTATCATTAGATTTCAACTATACTACTGGTAATAGAACATTTAAAGCATTAGGTATGACTGATAATGTCATAACTATGAATATTCCTCATTATACAAATTATGGTAATTTTGAAAATCAAACTACCTTACAAAGAAGATTACAGTCTAGGATATTAGCAGCTGCTGGTATTATATATCAGAGAGGTCGTAGAGGGCCTGCTAATTTCATAGTTACTAACTTACAAATTGGTAGTATATTAAAAGATTCAGCTGGATTTCAAATGGCACCATTGCCAAATACTATTAACCAAACAACTAGTGGCTTATCACCAATAGGCACTTTTATGGATATGACAGTATATATCGATCCTAATATGGCTTGGAATGATACAAGAGTATTAGTAGGTAGAAAAGGTGCTGATGATGAGCCAGGTCTTAAATTCTGTGTATATATGATAGCAGAAAGTATAGAAACTATTGATTCTAATACAATGTCACCAAAACTTGCTGTTAAGAGTAGATACGCATTAGTAGAAGCAGGATTCTATCCACAAACACAATATTTTACATTTTATGTAGATGTGCCAAGAGATAGTGCAAGTAATCCTATTTCTATAGTGTAGTCAATTATTAAATAATAACAACTAAAAACTCCTACATTTAATAAATGTAGGAGTTTTTTTATATTTAAAAAAATTTATATATAGAATAAAAGCAATTTAATTATGACAGAAGACCATCAAACTGACCCAAAATTAATAAAGTCAGTAAGTACCGATGCCACCAATTCTGAATTTATATATATAGACCCTTATAATTCAGACCAAATAGCAGACAGTACTGTCGGTATATATACACCAAAAGAAAAATTAGATCCTAATAAAGATAATTTTAAAGGAGTACCTTCTATTATGAACTCATTTGCTATAGTTACATTAAAAGGTGCTTATGATAATGGCAAAATGAATAGTTTACTAGATAAAGAAGGACGTCGTAGATGGTACGAAGATTATAATTATGAACTATCTGGTAATGAATGGATGGGTAGAAATAATATAAATCCATCAAAGGAACCTACAGTGCAAAAATTAATAGAATTTGGCAAAGCAAATAAAAGAGGAACTACACCATATTACTATAGCGACTTTGCTTATTGTAAATACTTTGGTAAGATACCAAATAATTACTTAATAACATTAAGAAGATATGCAGTGCCCGCATATGACTCATTAGATTTTCCTTTTTATAATGATGATCTAGGTGATAAATTACAAACAGTGCAAGATACTATAAAAGAAAATGGAAAAACAAAAAAGATAAATTATAAAACTATAGATGATAAAGATGTAATGAAACTTCCCGATACTCCCCAAAGGGATGAGTTTACTAAAGCACCTCCTATTGCACAAGCAGTAACATGGATGGGAGCAGAAACAGGTAATACTTTTGAGAATATAATGTCTTTTAGTGTTAATATGCCGTGGGAAGAATTAAAAGCAAATACTGAACCTAATACAGAAAATTATGGAGACGCAAATGATGCCAATAACATGCCAGGACTATTAGGTAAATTAGGTAAATCAATGGGCGTACTAACAGGAGAAGCTCAACTAGGTGGTGCATTACGCACAGATGCTCCTCCCGATCCTTATGCAGACGGGCCTTATGCAAATAGAATACTAGGGCCTGTTAATAGAATAGACAGTGTTTATAGAAGAGTACCTCCCTTAGAATTTAATCAAGAAATAAGTTTAAATTTTCATTATGTTATGCGTTCTATTGGTGGCATTAATCCAAAGGCTGCAATGCTAGATATTATATCTAATTTTTTATTATTAACATATGGTGTAGGTGCTTTTTGGGGTGGTTCACAACGATATTTAGGTGGCAGTGCTTCATACCCGTGGAAGCGAGGTATGGCAGCTTGGTATTCTGGCAATCCTGTTAAATTTGGTGAAGTACTAATAGATTCATTTGCTAGCATAGGCAATAGATTGTCTAGTTTATTTGATAATTTACTATCAGACCCATTAGGTACATTAAAATCAATAGCAAATGCAGGATTTAGTGGCGCAATGAGAGCCCAAATTGGTGGTCATGCACCTATGTTTCATGGATTTAGAGCATTATTAACAGGTGAGCCTACAGGCCCTTGGCATTTAGTTATAGGCAATCCTCTCAATCCGATAATGATGATAGGTAATTTAATATGTGATGGTTGTGATTTTAAATTTGGTGGGGAAATGGGTGTTGATGATTTTCCTACTGAATTGACAATAACTGTTAAATTAAAACATGCTATGAGTAGAGATAGATATGGTGTTGAGTCAATGTTTAATAAAGGTGCAGGCAGAATATATACATTGCCTGATGGATTAGAGAAAAATCTTGCTGGTAATGTAGAAAGCAAAGTTGATAAGAATACTGGTAATATTATTGATGGCAAACGCACTGATGAAATAAAAAAATCAAATATATCATATTTAAAAGAAGCTGACTGGAATGATATAAAAGAATCTGGTGTAAAAGCATATAATACATGGTTGGATAATGGCACTAATTTAGCAAGAAATATGGAATTAGGATATTATAAAACAAATAAACAAAAATAGTTATGATAAACTTTCCTAAAACAGTTGATGCTAAACCTATTATCGATAAAGATGGTGATAGCATAATAGATTTGACATCACAAGTATTAAAAAATGATGATTTTATTATAAATGATATATGTGTTGTGCCAGATGATTTTACAATGAGACCTGACTTAGTAGTTAAAGTAAAATATGGTGATATAAGTAAATTAGAAATATTATTAAAAGCAAATGAGATATCAAATCCTTTTACTATAGAAGGTGGTGATGTTTTAATATTACCTGATGTTAATAATATTGATAATTTTATAAGTAAATCAGAAAAGGAAGAAAATCCTTCAAATATAATAAGAAAGCAATATAATAAAATGTCAAATAAAAGTAATATAATAAATAAAGGTGATACTATTAGTAATTATGAAAATCAAAGTAAATTACCGCCTAATTATGCAAAAGAAGGTGATGTTGAGTTAATGTTTACTGAAGATGGTGGTATAATACTAGGCCCTAATGTAACAGAAAAAACTATTGATGATGATATGCCGTTATCAAAAGAAAAATTAATATCAAAAATTAAAAAATTAAAATAATATATAAAAAATTTTATTTAAAAATTATGTCTGACTTTATTACTGTAAAATTCCCTCCTAAAATCAAGTTAGAAGAAATTAAAATGAAAGATTATGATTATGGTGGATTTAGTGGACATGAAAATTTTGGTAAAGATATAGAAAAAAGAGGAGTAGTATTTCCGCATGTGCAAATAAACAATTATATTTTTCAGCCTGCTGAAATAATAAAGATGACAATAGATCAAAATGATATTATACCAAGACTTTATTTAAAAATTATCATGAATAGTACTGCCGACTTTTTATCTAATAGTTTTCCAAAAGATGGTGATATAGTTAGTATATTTATAAGAGGTAGAGATAATTTATTTAAACCTATACGTAATGATTATTTAATAACAAGTGTAAATTCAAATTCTAGTGGGGCAACACAAGAAGGCAGATTTATGACAATAAATATAGAAGGCGTTTTATATATACCGCATTTATATGATTGTGAAAATTTTGCTATTGATGGTACATCATATGAAGTGATGGAAAATATAGCAAAAATGTTAGATTTAGGATTTGCTACTAATGAAGATTATACTAATGATAATATGAAATGGATATGTGCATATGATAATAAATTAACATTTATTAACAATGTATGTAAGCATGCATGGAAAGATATAGATAGTTTTTATACTTGTTTTATTGATATATATTATAACTTAAATTTTGTTAATGTTAATATGATGATAAAAGATAATGGTATTGTGCTAGATGCATTAGCTGAGAATACTATGTCAAAAAATGATTATGGTGAAAGCATATCAAAATTTCTAACAAAAAAATGTTTAACTAATCATATTTTTGAAGACAAAAGTAATTTTTTTATTAAATCATTTAGGCCAATAAACAATTCTGTTACAATAAATAAAAAATATGGATATGCTTTTAATGTTATATTTTATGACCATGATAACAGAAAAAAGTGGATGATACAATCAACTACATTAATAACAAAAAATTTATCTGATGATAAAACAATATTACGAGGGCGTGATGGTAATGATGACTATAATGATCAGCAATTATATAAATATCTAGGCATACATTATTCTGATAATATGCATGCTAACTATATATATGCTAGCGTACATAATTTTATAAATAATATAGAATTAGAAAAATTATATATAGAAGCTGATTTAAATAAATTTAATTTAAATATATATAAATATGAACCTATACCAGCATTATTTTTCATTACTGGAGATTTGATGAGAATGAAAAAAATGAATAAAGATATAGATATAGAAGATGCTGGTGACTTAACATCTGATAATGCAAATACGATAGTAATTGATAGATTTTATAGTGGTTTTTATGTAGTAAAAGGATTTAGTATAGAATATAATATGCCTACTACTATAAGTAATTTATCTAATTTTACTGAAAAATTAGTATTAACAAGACGTGAATGGCCAAAAATAAATAATATAAATTAATATAATATTTATGAAAAATTATGATAGCAGTGGTGATGGGTTGATAATGAAAAATTTTTTATTAGGGGGCTGCAATAGTATAGATAACAAATTGTATGTATTAGATTATCAAGATCCTACGTATATTGGTTTTGATATAAAATTTGATTTTGATGAAAAAACATATATGCAAGACATTAATTATGAAAAGGCGCCTGGTGGATTATTGATGGATGGTAGTGAGATAAATTCTGCTGTTCATTATTTACTATCAATAAATGAAAAAAATAGGGCAAATTTACTAATAGAATTCATAAAAATATTAAATATAATATCAAATGAAGCTCCGTGGCATTTTCAAAAATTATCAGGATTAGACAAATTATATGATATGAATATAAGTGATGGTATGAGAGTAAAAAATGACACTTATATTACAATAGAAACATTAGAAGGTATAGATTTAAAAATAAGTATGCTAAAAGAACTTTATAGAAAAGTAGTGTGGGATGGCATATATCAACGATGGATGCTACCTGATAATATGCGAAAATTTAGTATGATAATAACATTAAGTGATTTAAGACAATTAAAACGAAATATAAATACTAGTTTATATAATAATAAAAGAGATATATATAATCAAACAGATTTATTGTCATCAACTAATAAAATGATAACTAATATAAATACTAATAATTATGATATGACATTAGAAGATTATAAAAAAGATATAGAAAAAAGCGCAAAAATAATGATGGATAATATTGCTGGTAGTATATCAAATAAATATTTATCTGTTAATGAAGCTATAGGATGGCTAAATGAACAATATCCTCAAATTATGTTTAAATGCAATTTATGTGAATTTATGTTATTAGATGAGGATAGTATGCCTTTTGCTGACGAATTATCTAATAGTGATTATGATGATATGATTACACAAAATATAAAAATTAAAGTAGGCAAAGTTTATATAGATAGTAGTTCATATTTATTAGATATTAGTTTATCTGAAGATACACGTAATTATCAATCAGCATCAAATAGTCAATTAGACAGAGGTGATTATGTAGATGCGCAAAAAGTATTAGAAAATAAACTTAAAAACATTACTAATACATATGTATCAAAAATGTTAATGGGCAATGTATATGGATTATCATTAACAAATATGGAAAATACTGTATCTAATATTGTTGAATATGGCAAACAACAAATAAATAAAAATACAATTAAAATGAAACAAAAAGAAGATTTATTGATAAACGGACAAAGTGAAGATGATTTTAGTAAAGCAAAGGAAAACGATCGTAAAAATTTAGGTAATATTTTTAATAATAATTATGAATTTAGCGGAAATCCGTCTATTTAAAAATATATATAAATATGAATGTTACAATTAAAGATATATTAAATAATAATAGTTTATCAAATAGAGAATGGGTGGGTATAGTAGAAGATGCTGATGATCCAAAGCATGAATTTAGGGCAAAAGTAAGAATATTTGGATTATTTGATGATATAGATATTGAAGACTTGCCTTGGGCATATCCTATAAGTAATATAGAATTTGCTGGAGATGGGTGTGGTAATATATCTGTGCCTAAAGTAGGTACTATAGTAAATGTTAAATTTGACAATGATAACATATATGCACCTAAATATTATAGTATTGAAAATATACAACAAGAAATAATAGATGATATAAAAGATAGTTATGAAAATGCACATATATATAGCTATGACATTGATGAAAATATTAAAATATATTATACACAAAAAGATGGTTTTATTATAAACATAAAAAATAATACAATAACTATTGATAATGATGACAATATAAAAATAGAAAATAATAATGGTAACATCATAGAAATAACAAATGATGGTAAATGTAATATTAACGTTAAAAATGATATTAATATAAAAGGAGATAAGATAATAATAGATAGTGAAGACATAAATATTGGTGGTGATAATTTAACAAAACATTTAGTTAAAGGTGAAGATTTAATAAAAGCATTAAATATTATAATAGGATTAATAAATTCACATGTGCATACAATATCTGGTAGTACAACTATTCCTATATCAACACCTATTAGTAATATAAATAATGATATATTAAGTGATATCATTAAAGTAAAATAAAAAAAAATTTAATTATTATGACAACAGATGAATTATTAGTAAAAGCATCGTCTTTTATAAATGCAAAATATTATTCATATTTTGCAAAATATTGTGATAAATATAATATAAATACTCCTTTGCGGCTAGCTCATTTTTTATCACAAGTAAATCATGAGAGTGGTGATATGAAATATATAGAAGAAAATTTAAATTACTCAGCAAAACGTTTATTGCAAGTATTTCCTAAATATTTTAAAAGATTAGAAGAAGCTAAAAAATATGAATATAAACCCGAGAAAATTGCTAATAAAATTTATGCAAATCGTATGGGCAATGGAGATGAAGCTAATGGTGATGGATGGAGATATAGGGGGCGAGGGCCTATACAATTGACTGGCAAAAATAATTATATATTATTTGCTAATTGGGTAAAGAATAAAGATATAATAAATAATCCTGATTTAATATTAAAAGACAATGATTTGCTAGTATTAACAGCATTTTTTTATTGGGATTATAGAAAAATAAATAATATTATTATAGATAATGCTAATCAATATGAAATCTGCAAAAAAGTTACTAGAGCAATAAATGGTGGATATAATGGTTTAGATGATAGATGGCAACGATTTCAAAAAATATATAATAAAATAAATACATAATTTTTATTTTCTTATATATTTTGATAATAAATTTCATCCACATTTAGAATATCCACAACTTGCACAAGTAACGCATCCTTCTTTGTATTGCAAAGAATTTTCAGCACCACATTGTGGGCATTTATCTCCTGTTTTAGTACCATCAGGTATATAACGTTTTAATGACCTAATAACACCTTTTTTCCATGTATTTATATTATCATTATCAAATTTTAGATTATCTATTAATTCAATAACTTTAAATAAAGGCATACCATGTCTTAATATACCTGATATTAATTTAGCATAATTCCAAAATTCTGGATTAAAAGCATTTGATAATCCATCAATAACTACTTCATTGCCATTTTTATCACAATATAAAAAATCATAACGTGCATGTTGCATAGAAGCATCTTTTTCTCTTATCACATATCCTTTAGTAACATCTTTAGGTATATATAAATGATCAGCTTTGCCAGTAAATATTTCATAAGGTCTATTATTAAGAATACCAATAACAGCTATCCATTCTTCACTTAAATTTTTAAAACGTATAACATCAGCTTCTAACTTTTTTGGTCTTTTTGGTGCAGATGTTTCACTAAATTCATTTTTAGTATTATTATTAGATACTAATACACCACTTCTACTACCTTCTCTATAAACAGTTATGCCTTTACATCCACATTCCCATGCAGTACGATATAATGTATCTACTAAATCTTCTTTTGTATTCTCAGGCAAATTTATGGTAACAGAAATACTATGATCTACCCATTTTTGAATACGCCCTTGCATTTTAACTTTTGATACCCAATTTATATCTGAACTAGTTGCATGATAATATGGTGATAGTTGTATTAATTCATTTATTTTATCATCAGAAAAATTAGATATTATATCATTTATATCATATCCATTTATTTCTAACCAAATTAAAAATTTAGGATGAAAAACATTATATTCTTCCCATGCATCACCTTGATTATCAATAAATGATATTTTAGCATTTTTATCATTAGGATTTACTTTTCTACGTCTTTTATACATAATAGAAAAAACTGGTTCTATGCCAGAAGTAGTCTGTGTTAATATACTCACACTACCAGTAGGAGCTATTGTAAGCATAGATATATTACGTCTGCCATGTTTTTTCATTTCTTCTTCTAATTCTGGATCGATAGCAAATAATCTATTAATAAAAGGATTGTTTTTTTCTTTTTCAATGTCAAATATAGGGAATGCACCTCTCTCATTAGCTAATCTGACAGATGATTTATATACATTGATAGCTAAAGTTTTATGAACTTCTTCACTAAAATCTATAGCTTCATCACTACCATATTGCAAACCTAAAGCAGCTAACATATCACCTTCTCCAGTAATACCTATGCCAATTCTACGACCTTGTATAGCTTTTTCTTTAATTTTATTCCATAAAGTTTTTTCAGTTATTTTAATATCTAGTGGTTCAGGATCATTATCTATTTTATTTAAAATCTGATTAATTTTTTCTATTTCCAAATCAACAATATCATCCATTATACGTTGTGCATATGATACATGTTGTTTAAATAAATCAAAATCGAAATATGCTTTTTTTGTAAAAGGATTTATTACATAACTATATAAATTAATTGCTAGTAGTCTACAACTATCATATGGGCACAGAGGTATTTCTCCACATGGATTAGTAGATGTAGT